ATATGAAATAAGTTTTTTTTTATTTTTTTAAGGATGTATAAGTATTGATATATAGTATATTATTATTAATGTATTACCTTTTTTTAATATAACGATATTAATATTACTTAAAAAAAAATAAAAATATAAAAAACAAAAAGTTTATATACTTCAATATCTTATTAGTTTGTATGGCACAGGGGGATAGAACAAGCTTTTATACATTGGATGGAGAAAGAATAAGCCTTTATATCCAGGAAGAGCTCTTAGACAAAATAGATAAGGCAATTAAAGACTATCCTGCTCTTTTTGAGTCCAGAAGCCACTTTTTACGCTGTGCTGTTTCGAGAGAGCTTAGAAGATTAAAAAAATTTAAGCCGGAGATGGAAATAAATGAGTAAGCAAGTAAATAATAAATTAAGTTACAGCTCAATAAGGAAAGAGATACAAGACAAAATTCTGAATTTATGTAAGAAAGCTGATAAAGATTTTAGAGATTTAGATGTAGAGCTATTGAATGCCCAGCTTCAATTTGATTATGGAGTAGGGAGTTTAAGCATAAATAGGATTATAGATAACCTAATAACTCTAAACCTAGTCAAAGTGCAAGATGGGAAGATTAAAAGAGTAATAGAAATGCCATCAAAGCAAGGAAGAGAGGCAGAAGATATTAAATGATCTCCTGCAAAATATGTGGGAAAAAGATAAAAACAGGATGGAGCAAAAACTACTGTAAAGATTGCATGACTAAAGCAGCTGTTATTTATTCAGAAATAATTAGGTGGAGAATAAACAACGCCTATTTACAAGAGGTGGAACAATGGAAAGACGTTTAAAAATTGTATTGCATAAAGCAGCATGGATAATTTTATTTATATTGCTGCTCTTTATTACGTTTATTGCAGCAAAGCAATAAAAGGAGAGTGGAACAAATGAAAAAAGAAAAAGTAAAGAATACCACAAGGACAAAGGCTATAAGATACTTCTACAAAAGAAGTAAGAATGTGCCAAAAATGAGAGTATTAATAGATGAAAGGAAGGAAATAAACATAGAAATCAACAAGCTACGCAGGAGAATGGAGAATATAGACAACTATTTTATACAATAAAATGGATAGAGAGAAGATACTGGAAAAGTTCAGCAAAGAGAATTTATTAGATATGCTGATGGGAGCAAGGATAAAAACAAAGAAAGATGAAGAGATTATAGACTGGCTGCTGAATGAAAGAAGAAGACTAGAAAGGGAAATTATAGATAGATGGGGCTACGGGGCTCTTGAGCAAAGATGAAAAACGGAATCCCTTATGACTCAACAAGGAACACAAAGAAACTAGACAAGTTTTTTAATGAAGATGGGGAAGAAATAGAAGAGAGCCAACATAACGGGAGCAGACCCAATTCTGCAACAAATAAAAAGTAATGAGGTTTTAAAAATGGAAATACCAGTAAAAGAGCATAAATCACTCGCAGATGGAGTACACAAAGGAGTTATAAAATCTGTTGTTTTTAGGGAACACCCTTTAAGATACACAGATTATTGCATAGAAACAGAGGGGATAAACATAAAGGCAAGCTATCCAACAAACATAACCCCTGAAACAATACACGGCAGAATGCTGCAAAGGTTTGGAGTCTTAGTAGTGCCTGGCAAATCAATAAATCCAGAGCAGCTAGTAAATAGGGAATGCAGTTTTTTTGTAAGAAATAATGTAACTCCTAAGGGAACTTTCCCAGAGATTCTAAGAGATACATTAAAGCCATACAGCCTACAGCCAACCCAAGAAGTGGTAAAATGAGCTGTCTTCAAGATTGTGGGGAATTCTTTTATTAAGAGAAAGATTCCCGAATAAGGAATATTTCTATTTAAAAGAATTAAGAAAAGCAATTATTGTAGAAGTAGGTGGGGACAACAGGACTATAAAAAAGTATATTAGGATACTATTAGAGATAGAATATTTGAAGAGATTAGACAGATGGAAATTCAAAGATTTAGGAAAGGGATACTAAAGCTGCACTCAAAAAGGGGTGGCCTCATGCCAAATGACATAAATAGGCCAAAAAGGCCACAAAAACAGCTACAGTTTAGCCAGAAATCAAGGGATTATAGTCTACATCCACCCCCAGCCATCCCTGCATTGACAAAAATGGGACTCCCTACCCCTTATTTACCTATTTCAACTATCATAAATTTTGGGACAACTTCGCTCAATTATAAGCTCGCTCGTTGCCAGGCAATTCAAACCTCGCAGCAAAAAAAGCTGCTTCGGTCGTCTTGCCTGGTGGCTGGGGGTGGCTTCTTCTGTTTCGCCCTACTACGAATGCAAAGACAGGAAAATAATGGAGCTGGGACTACCAGCTCCCTTAATTTCCAGACACCTATTCAACCTAAAAAAAAAACAATAAAACCTGCTTCGCTGCTCGGTTTGCGCAACCTCGCAGCTCAGCTAGTTTTATTATGTGGCAATGCTGGCTCGCTCCGCTCGCCAGAAGAGGCACGGATACATAAGCCCCTGACGGGGCAAAAATGGCTATTAGAGAAGCAATCATCCGCAGAAGCATTAAATACCAGCACTCGCAACATTCTCTTTTGTTGCCAGACTTAAACTATTGCCACAGACTTAAACTCAATTCCACCCACCATAGGCGGCTAAAAAAGAAGATGAAAAAAAAGGGGATAAAAAAAAAGATGGAAAAAAAGAAGATGAAAAAAAAGGGGAAAAAATTATTACTCTTTTCTCTTCTTCTATTTTCCCCTTTTATATTTCTTTTCTTCTCTCTTCTTCTATTTATATTTCTTTTCTTCTCTCTTCTTCTATTTTCCCCTTTTATATTTCTTTTCTTCTATCTTCTTCTCTTTCCCCTTATGTTGCGAGAGTCATGTTACAAAAGTATGTTGTGGTGGCATACAACCAAAAATTTTTATATTTTCAAAAAAACAAATACAAAGGTGATTTAATGAAAACTGAAAAACTAACCCTGGATTTAGCAGATTGGAAAGAAGTAGAGAAAAACGCAGAACAAACCCTCAGAAAGCAGCTCATAGACATAGAGATTACACGAGGAATTAGAAAACAAGCAAAAAAGAATATAATTAAACTGCATGGCAAGACCTCAGAACAGGAGAAAAAAGATTTATTGCCACTAAAAGCAGAAATAAGCAAAGAATTGAGCTCTAAAAACAAAAAGAACTAATAAGAATATGAAAAGCAAAAAAAGCAGGTTACAAAGGTTTAGAGAAAGCCAAAACAAGCCTATAGAAGTGCAGGAAGAGAAAATAAGCCCTTTAAAGCAAAAAAAAGAGCCCAAAAAAGAGGCCTCTTCAACAAAAAAAGAAACATGGGACACAGAAATAAATCTAGACCCCTGGCAGCAAGAGGTAATAAATTATAATGGAAATATAGCTCTTAGGGCTGGCAGGCAAGTAGGAAAATCAACTGCTGTTGGCAAAAAGGCAGCTAAGTTTGCTTTAGAAAACAAAGACACAACTATTTTAATGATTGGAGCGGCACAAAGGCAGAGTTTTTTATTATTTGAAAAGGCAAAGGCAGAGATAGATGTAGAAAATGAAAAGATAATAAAACAAGCAGGCGGATATAAATATAATCCAAGGCTGTCTAATACAAGAAATACAGAGCTAGAAAGGAAATTTAGAAACGAAAAAGGGATTTATGAAAGAATACCAACAAAGACAGAAATACAGCTAAAGAACGGAAGCAGGATTTACTCGCTCCCAGCAGGGAAAACAGGGCATACAATCAGAGGGCTAGCTATAGACCTATTAATAGCCGATGAAGCGGCTTATATCCCAGAGGATGTATGGCTGGCTGTCCGCCCAATGATTGCGGTCAGCAGGCAGCAGAAGGGATTAGGGCATATTGTATTGCTATCTACTCCTTTTGGCAAAGGCGGCTATTTCTATAATTGCTGCAACGACCCAGATTTTAAGCAAATCCATATTTCCTCAGAATCATGCCCCAGAATCCCCAAAGATTTTTTAAGAAAAGAAAGGGCAAGACTAACAAGACTAGAATACGCCCAGGAATACTTAGGCGAGTTTGTTGATGAATTCCAGCAATTTTTCCCCTCAGAGCTTATAAAAAAATGCATGACTTTTGCGGAGTGGGATTTTTCCACAGACTACAAGAAAGAGCTTAAATATTTCTTAGGGGTGGATTTAGCAAGATATGGAGAAGACGAAAACGCCTTTATTGTTGCGGAAATGCAGCCAGACAACACTATAAAAATTGTAAATGTTGAAACTACCCAAAGAGTCAATTTAGTAAGGACTTTAAACCACATCCTAGCGAAGCACAACAAATATAATTTTAATAAAATCCTAATTGATGACGCAGGGCTAGGGGCTGGAGTAACAGACACTTTAACCGACAAATTAGGGCGGGCAAAAGTAGTAGGATTAAATAACTCCAGCCGGACAATAGAAGAGGGCAAGAAAAAAGGAATTTTTAAAGAAGACTTATACAGCAACGCCTCAGTATTGATGGAATCAGGAAAGCTGGAAATGATTAACAGCATAATGTTGGCAAGAAGTTTAAAATCCATGACTTTTGAATATACATCCGATAAAAATGTATTAATTAAAGGGAAATATTCCCATCTTAGCGAGGCGTTTGTAAGGGCGTGCTGGGCTGTAAAAACGAAACATTTAAAACTATTCGTGTATTAATATGCAAGTAGGAAGGATATCAACGCAAAACAACATCAAAATTTATGCAAAAGGTTGCATAGGAGCTAAAAAAAATGGCAGAATTAGGGACATTGTGCACTAAAGAAGATGTGGCAAAATATGCAGGGGAAAATGCAAACGCAGACGCAATAGATGAGGTATTTTGTAATGTGGCAATACTAGAGTCAGAGGGGCTAATCTGTGCTTTAGCAAGATATGATTTTGTAACAAATTACGCTTCTTTAACTTCTATAGCAAAGGAATTTTTAAGGCACGCCACGGCGACGCTAACAGCGATCGCCTCTATTTCCTACGACATGAGCGGCTATACTTCAAGAGTAGAAGCAGAAGACATGCTTAATTTATTATTGTCTAAATGGAAAGCGTGCGAAGCCCTCTTATTAGACCAAAAAATTGTAACATGGAGTATTGCATAATGGCTCTTAATTTAAATCTAAAAACTAACCTCTTCCCACAGAGCCAGGAAACAGGGCAGGGGATTGCAGCAGAGGAAGATAAAATTTTATTAAGACCGAATGTAAGCCAGGCAAAGGCAGCAGACCTTAAAAACGCCTCTATATCGGACTGGGCTTTAGTGCCAGACATGACTCTGACCCATGAATCAAAAACAGGGCAGATTTTGATTTTATTTAATGCTGTAAATTATTTAAAAACAGGAGAAACTGACGAAGCTATTTATTTTGTTGTATATAAAGATGGAGTAATAGTTCCAGAAACCCAGAGGGATACATGGCATTCAATAGCAAATGCTAATGTAACAACCACATTAATAGCTACAATAGATGGGGCTGATAAAAACACTATCGAAATTTATTGGAAAGGAGATAGTGCCCTCATACAAAAAAACATTAATGAAAGAAGCTTAATAGTCATGGATATTTAACGGGCGGCTGACGTGCATAAAACCCCGCCTTTTTAGTAAGAATACATTAAAAGAATCAAAAAAACAAGCTCAAAGAGGCCTTAAAAAAACAAAGAGGTAAAAAATAAAATGGCAAGAACTAAAATTAACTCAGCAGATTACACAGACTTTAGCTCAAAAGATTATGCAGACACAGCAGCAGCCCAAGACTCTACATTATATCCAAGCTCTTATGATTGGGATAATGCAACAAGCACAACACAAACAAGCTATCAAAATACAAATTGGAATAATCAGCATGGGGCATATTTAGCTGTTTCAGAGTTTGCAGGAATGATAGACAGAAAAGCCCAATATGTAGTGGGAAAGGGCTATAAAATAGGAAAGCTTCTCAAGGGAAAGCAGAAAAAAATAATAGATGGAATAAAGGGAAATGGCTTAGACACTTTTAACACACTTTTTTATAATGCTGTAAGAGTCTATACTCTGGGCGGGGATTTCTACGCCGAAATAATAAGGAACAAAAGGGGAGAGCTAAAAAATTTAAAGCCGCTCAATCCTGGAACGGTTAAAGTCATGGCAAACAGCAGGGGAATAATAACTCACTATTTAGTCTATCCGCAGGGAAACCAGCCAATAGCTCAGCCAATAAGATTTAAGCAAGAGGAAATATTCCATTTAGCTTATAACAGAATGGCCGACCAAATACACGGCCAAGGTGTAACTGATAAGCTCGCTCCCATTATAAAAATGAGAAGAGAAGCCATGAACGACATAAGAGTAGTTTTCCACAGATATGTAAAACCATTATGGATTTTTGCAGTAGATACAGACGATACTTCAGAGATAACCACTTTTAAAAATAAGATAGACTCAACAATAGAAAAAGCAGAGAATTTAGTCATACCAAAAGGGACAGTGGATAAATTTACTTCTTTGAGTATCCCCCAATACTCCACTCTCGACCCGCTTCCCTGGTTAAATCTTTTGCAGAGGGAATTTTTAAAAGCAGAGGGAATGCCGCAGCTTATAATGGGAGCAGACAATACTTCAAATGAATCATCAAGTAAAATATTATACCTAAGCTGGCAGCAAGTAGTGGAGTTTAATCAAATGTTTTTAAGTGAGCAAATAAAAGCACAGCTGGGGCTTAATATAAAATTTGAGTTTCCAGCTAATATATCTCCTGAATTAATAAAGGATGAAAAAAAGGACAGCAGCTTAAATAAGCAAAACGAGGCGATAGACAAATGAATGGAAAAAATGAAGCACTAAAAATAGAGCTCTTTAGGAATTGTAGAGATAAATATATTTTTATTTTTACAGCAATAGGGGCGGTTACTATAATGGAATGCATAGCTTTATTTATGGGATATAACGGGCAAATGCTAAGGATTTCCATAGGGGCTGTTACTTTTCTCGCAGGGCTGGCTTTCCCCAACAAGCTAAAAATAAAATGAGGTTATGAATATGGAACAAGAAAAAAAAGAAGATACACCCAAAAAAGAAGAAAAGACAGGGCAGAAAGAGCAGGATAACACAGAGCAGAAAGAGCAGGAAACAAAGAAGCAGGAGCAAACAAACCCGATAGAAGACGCTAAAAAAGTGCTGGAAGAAATAAAAAAGCAAAATGAGCTAATGAATGAGAATATAAAAAAAGCTGAAAGGGTAGGAGCTGAAATAATGCTGTCTGGGAGATCCCCGGCAGGCGGGGAAATAACAAAAGAGCAGGAGTTAGAAGAATCCGCAAGAAAATTAGTAGAGGGCACAGGGCTGGAAGAGCTGGCAGGATTCAAGAAGAGAGGCGAAAAATGAAAAAAAAGACTTTAAACTGGATTAAGAAACATTTTAGAATAACATTCAGCGTAAAAGAAAAAATCCCTAACCTTAGAATACAAATCTGGAGAATAGGAATAAACATAAGCTTGTTTATAGAGTAAAGATGGAGTTTGTAATAAAGAAGTGCAAGAAGTGCAAAAAGCTCAGAAAGTTCTTAAAGGGCTCAGAAAGAGATAAGCAGGGTATATGCGGCGAGTGCTGGAATTGGGAGCAAAAATAGAAAAGTTTAAATAGTCTAAGTGCTTATAACGCTTTAATATGGCAAATGAAGCGGTAATAATAGAGCTCTTCAATAAAGGAAGACCAATAAGATATAAATGTGCCGACGGGGCAACTATAGAAAAGGGCACACTTTTACAAATTTCTGGAGATAGGACAGTTTCAGCTCATTCTGCAGCAGACCAGCCAATAGCTGGGATAGCGGCTCATGAAAAATTAATAAATGACGGACAAACAACCATAGCAGTTTATACAGATGGAATATTTGATTTAACCGCAGCAGCAACAGGAGTTACGCCACTAGGCCATAGATGTGCTGGAAGCGGAACTGCAAACATGATAACAGCCGCAGATGCGGATGATATTTTACAGGGCAGCGACGTGGGATATTGTTATGAAGCCCACGCAAATAATGAAGTAGCTGCGGTAAGGGTGAACAAATAAAATGGCAAACGAAGCAGTTATAATAGAGCTTTTTAATGGTGGAAGACCAATAAAATTTAAATGCGCTGACGGAACAAAAATAGAAAAAGGAACACTTCTAGAGCTATCAGACGACAGAACAGTAATAGCAAATACCAACGATGATGCTCCGGTGGTAGGAATTGCAGCAGCAGAGAAAGTGGCAAATGATGGAGCTACAACCATTGCAGCATACACAGATGGAATTTTTGATATGCTAACAGACGTGGGAACAGATAGTCAGGGAGCTCTCTTAGCAAATTCAGCAACAGAAAACACTCTGCAAACAGCAGACGCAGCGGATTTATTGCAGGGAAGCTGGATAGGATATTTATTAGAAGAGGCAGGAAATGGAGAAGTAGCTGCGGTAAGGGTGAACAAATAAAATGGCAGACTCAACTGGGATGGCAGACCTTAGAGCCGAAAATGTAGAAAGAGTAGTTAAGGGCTTTGCTTTACAAGCCTACAAAATGAAGCAAGTAGTAATGATTCAGCCAAGCACAAGCTGGACTGAAAGCTATTATCAAGAAACATCAGCAGAGCTAACAGGCGGAACAGACGCAGAGATAAAAGGCATTCCAAGACTAGCAAATTTCCCATACGGAGAGCCAACATGGACTTTACAACAGGCAAGGCTAGAAAAATATGGAATGGAAGGCGTCGTTTCATGGGAAGACGCTAAAACAAACGCTGTGGATGTAATAGCAAGGACACTTCTAAGGATAAGCAGGGCAGTAGCAAATGCAGTAGACACAGAGATATATAATCAACTTCTAGCAAATAAAGGAAATACTGAAACAATAGAGGCAGGCGACGAATGGGACTCTGACACAGTAGCAAATAGAGACCCAATCCAGAACATCCTAAACGCTATAAAATTGATTTATGTAGATAACTATGATGTGCTAGAGAATGGATATTTATTAGTCAATCCAGTAGAATATGCCATGCTGCTAGGAAACTCAAACGTAAGGAACTCAGGGCAGTTTTATACCTCAGATGTTACAAGAAATGGAAGAGTGGGAAAGATTCTAGGGCTTAATATAATAGTTTCTAATGTAGTAACCACAGACACAGGAACTCTAGTCTTAAAGGGGCAAGAATGCGCCACATGGAAACAAGCAGCCCCTCTGACTGTAGTAACAATAGAAGACCCTGGAGTCAAATACACAATAAGGGCATGGGAAGTAGGAGTTACACAAGTAACAAACCCTAATGCAATATGCCTAATAACTAATACGGTGGCTTAAAGGAACACAAGTAAGCATATATTTACAAGGAAGTTAAAATGACTCTAGAAAATAGGCAAAAGATGGCAAAGCTTTATTTAGAGGGCAAAGCTCCCCAGTATAAGATTTATGCAGAAAGCTTAGGGATGATACCAAACAAAGCAGAAAAGAAGCCAGAGCCAAAGAAAGAGCCAGAGCCAAAGAAACCTAAGAAGAGGGCTAAAAAATGATTCAAGAGGATGTAATAGCAACCAAGGAATTAATCACAGGGAAAACAAAGATAAGAGGGGAAGGAAAACAAGCCCAGCTGTTGATGAAGACAGTAACATGCACTATACCAGCAGGAGAAGGAAATCCAAATGTAACTGTTGCCTCAAATTTTTTTGAGGAAGGCATGGTTATTCTTCATGGATTTTATAAAATTATATCTGCGACCGACACATTTCCAGAATCTATAGATTTAGATGATGATGGGGGTACAAATCTTTATTTAACAAAACAAACAAGCGGGCTAACTGAGGGCACAGTAACAAACTGCAATTTTGGGAATAATGGAAAAACAGATGTTTTGAGAAACACAGACTCAATAGGAGCAACTGATTTAGGGGCTAAGCTAGATTCAGCTTGCGGGGAGGACCCTTTAGTTTTTGAGGTAACTATAGTTTATATCATAGCTGATTATGATTAATCATACTAAATCTTTAAATTTTTTTTTCCTTTTTCTGATTTTTTTTCCCCAAATTCTGAGATTTTTTCCCCAAATCTGATTTTTTTTCCCCTTTTTCTGTGGAAATTTCCCCCTCATTTTGGGGATTTAGGGCATTTTGGGGAGTAAATTTTGGAAAAGTCCCTTTTTTTTTGGCCGAAAAGGAAA